ATAATCCGTAATATTCACAACAACGAGCAAGCAGGTCTAGTTCTACCACAAGCCCACGATCCGGAATCAAAGCAACCTATGTTTGACTTCGAACTTATGGGTGTTCAAGGTGGCAAGCAATACGACACAGACAAGATTATTAGACGCTGGGACAACAAGATACTTACACTGTTGTTTGCTGACTTCCTTAAAATGGGTCAGGATCAAGTAGGTTCTTTTGCACTTGCTGGCGCAAAGACTAACCTTATGTCTATGGCTGTTGAGGCCAGACTTCAAGAAATTGCTGATACTTTAAACAACGATCTTATCCCACAAACATTCAGGCTTAATGGTTGGTCAGATACAGAACTACCTTACTTTAAGTTTGGTAAGCTGGATGAAGTTGATCTTGAAGAGTACTCAAAAGCTATCCAACGTATCTTCTCTGTAAATGCTATTGAAGCTGACAGACCTGTAATGAATAAGATTAGAACATCTGTGTTTAAGGTTGATCCAAAAGCCGAAGATGCTCCAGTCAATAAAGACGAGCTACCTAAGCAGGAGACACGCGCAGGTGATGGTATGAGTAAGGGTTCTTCTAATGGAACTTCTGACGATCCTACTAGTACAGATACTTCAGCCAACAATGCTAACAATACGGGGTAACTATGGATAACGAACGTAAATTTATGGAGGGCTTAACTGCCCTTTTATCTAAATGCTTTGGTCAAGGCGATGGTGCCGTTATAACAGAAAAAAGTCAAGACGGTATCTCAGTTTCTAAAGCATTTGATGAAGAATTAAAACAAGCTACCTTTTTGGTTCTTTCACCAGATGAGACTGACCTGCAAGGTGACACCTACAATTCCGTAGAAGTTACTAAGGCTTGCCACAGCTTCAATGAACACTGCCGCAAGGCTAACCTCTTCCACATGGCAGACACAGAGGATGCATTCATTGCAGAGTCTTACATTGCGCCTTCAGAGTTCTATCTGGGGGAAACACTGGTTAGTAAAGGTAGCTGGTTACAAGTCTGGCAGGTAGTGGATGACGATATTTGGAGTCTGATCAAGTCGGGCGACATTAACGGTGTTAGCATCAGTTGCCCAGCCAATTATGAGGATTTAACAAATGACGATTAAAGCTAAACGTAGGCTTAAAAACTTCAACTTTGAAGAAGAAGGTTCTCACGTAGCTCTAGTAGGTAAGCACCAAGGTGGACCTGCAAACGGTTATAAAACACTTATTACTAAATCTACAAAAGGCATCCCAATATCCTTCGTAGAGAAAGCAGACATGGTCAACGTAACAATGACCATTCAAGAGTTTCTGAGAAGATTCTTCGGATTGTATTACGAAGATGCAGAGGTTCTTGCTCGTATCCTTGGTTATGAAACTGAAATGACGGAAGACCAGATGGTTGACAGTTACGAAGAATTTATCCAAAGCCAGATTGACTCTGTTGAGATTATGAAATCACTTTTCAAAGCAGAAGATATGACTAAGGCTCTTTCAGAAGTAAGCGAAAAACAGTTCGACACACTTCTACAAGATCAGCTATTGATCGAAAAAGCCCTGTCTTCATCAACCGATGATAAAAAACTTCCTAAACAAAACGAAAAACCCAAAGAGGACTTAACTAAAATGTCTGAAAAAACTACAGATATGATTCAAAAAGCTGACCTTGAATCACATATCGAAAAGGCAGTAGCTCCACTTAGAGTTGAGCTAACTAAGGCTAACGAAGCTATTGAAGCTTATAAAGCCAAAGAGAAAACGCAGGTAGCTGCAACTCGTAAAGCTGCTCTAAAGGATGCTGTTAAAGATGACGAGAAAGCTGAAGTGCTTTTCAAATCATTCGAAGACCTATCCGATGAATCTTTTGTTTCTACTATTGAAACCCTAAAAGCTATGAATACTGCCACTGAAGCTAGTGAACTGTTTGTAGAAAAAGGCGCAGACGCTGAAGGCGAAGACGTTACTAGCGACCAAGGCAAGGCCACTCGTGCTTTTCTTGAAAGCCGCTTCCCTAAAAAATAATTAATCCTTAAATAATACGTATTATTGGAGAAACAAAATATGACTCTCATTGCAACAGAAAACCTACGTCTAAGCAACATGCTGAAACGTGAACTATATTCAGAACAGGGTTATTGCCGTCTTGCTGTAACAGTAAGCGAAGGATCTGACATTGAATATAAGATTGGCCAAGTACTTGGTAAAGTCACTGCTGACGGTAAATACGTTGAGTATGACGAATCCGCAGTTGACGGATCTGAAGTAGCTGCTGCTATCGTTCTACAAGATATTAGCATCCCTGCATCTACAGACACAGTTGTACTTGCTCTTGTCAAAGGACCAGCTATTGTTTCTGACGGTGGGCTTGTGTTCAAGGCAGGTGTTGATGAAGCTGCTGCTAAAACAAACCTTGAAGCCCTTGGCATCAACGTAGACACACAACTTTAATTAGATACTTTAGGAGTATTACATAATGGCTACAGTCCGTAGTTTTGACAAACCGTTTGAGTTAGTCGATTATACCGAAGAACTTCTTATTATCCCAAACACTTGGGGTCTTTTGAACGAACTTGGCGTTTTCGAAGCAGACGGTGTTGCACAGCACACTATCACAGTTGAGAAAATTGACCAGTCTCTGGCACTTCTTACTGACCGTGTTCGTGGTGAACGCAACAACATGAACAAAGATTACACTAGAGAGCTTCACAGCTTTGCGATTCCTCACTTCCCACTTGATGACTATATCAAGCCAGAAGATGTGCAGGGTAAACGTGCCTACGGTTCAGCAAGTGCTGAAGAACAGCTTGGTATGGTTCGTGGACGTAAGCTAGAAACAATTCGTCGTAATCACTCAGTTACCCTTGAAGCTGCTCGTATGCAAGCTATCACTGCTGGTACTATTTACGCACCTAACAACACAGTTTCTGTTGACTGGTATGCCTCTTTCGGTATTACCCGTAAAGAAGTAGACTTTGTGCTTGGTACTGGTACTACTGACGTTATCGCAAAAGGCGAAGAAATCATTGCTGATATCCAAGACAATGTACTGAATGGCGACATCGTCACAGGTATTGTTGCTCTTTGTTCACCTGAGTTCTTCAGCAAGCTGATCGCACAGGCTGGTGTAAAAGAAGCTTACAAGTATTACGCTTCAACACAAGACCCTGCTCGTCAGCGTCTTGGTAGTGGTCTTTACCGTGAGTTCGATCATGGTGGCATCCGTTACATCGAATACCGTGGCAAGTACAATGGTACAGCACTTATTCCTGCGAATGATGCTTACTTCCTGCCTCTTGGTGTTAACGATATGTTCAAGACTTACTTCTCACCTGCTAACAAATTTAGTTTTGTTAACACAAATGGTGAAGAAGCCTATGTATTTGAATATCCGGGCGACCGTGATGAAGAAATCGTTCTTCAGTCAGAGTCTAACTTTATCAACATGCTGCGTAGACCGCAAGTTGTTGTAAGAGGTTTTTCTTCTAACTAAGAAGTTAATTAACAAGGGGGAGGGTTCGCCCTCTCCTTCGTTATTATTGTAAAGGGTATTTACTAAAGTATCTTTTATAATAAACTAGGAGATTATATAACATGGCTCGCAACTACTACACGGAAATTTCTGTTGATCATCCAACAGTAGAACTACTTGATGGGTTATCCTTCCAGTTTTTTGATTTTAAAACACTAGCCACATCTGGTGTGCAAGAATACTTAGTTGAGGTGCCAAGCGGTGTTGATACGGTTTTCCATGGGAGATCATTCTCAGGAAGAGGTGCAAACCTTAAGTATGAGGTTTTCTCTAGCCCCACATTTTCAAGTGAGGGTGCCGCCATGCCATCAAGAATATCTAACAGAAATGGTGACTTTGCTGGTGGTAATCAGGCGATGATTTGGCAGAGCCCAACACTGACAACTGACGGAACTCTTGTAGATTACGACGAAGTTGCTGGCAGTTCCTCCACAGGGGCTGGTAATAAAGGGAGTACAGGGTCTTCGGCCAGTCAAGCTTTTCCTATTATCATGGTAAAAAACAGCTACATGATGGTTAGGATTACAAACCTGTCTTCAACTGTCCCCGGTAACTATGTATTAAAGTGGTATTGGTCTGAAGTGGAGAAATAATTATGGCGTTTACAGGCGATCCGGTAAACAATCCTACAGATAGAGTTCGGCTGGTCACAGGTGATACTGATCCTGTGTATGAGTTCCTTGATGATTCAACATATACGTATGTACTGGATAAAAACAATAGTAACGAAAGACAAGCTGCAATAGAGGCTTCTAGGTACATCCTAGCAAATATCACAAGGTACACCAGAGAGCGCACAGGCGACATAGAAGTATATGGCAATGAGTTCTTTAAGAACTACAAAGATTACCTCCTAGAGCTTGTGAACAACCCTAACTTCAGCGGTATTCTACCAATGCCTTACGCGGGTGGTATCTCTAAATCAGATATGCTTAAGAACGACGAGAACACTGATAATGCTCGTCCAACGGTGTACCTAGGTTTCAGCACAAACGAACACGTTTATGAGGAAATAAAGTATGACGGGGCGTTTGAGATCTAACACGAGAGAGTGGGACAAACTTAAAAGAAGACTGCGTAGGTTTGATAGAAGAAGTATTGAAGTTGGCTTCTTCAGCAACAAAAAGTATGGCCCTGACAACAACAACCTGCAAGTCGCTGAAGTCGCTATGATGAACGACTACGGTACTAGCAAGGTTCCGTCAAGACCTTTCATGACAGTTGACTTTGTAAGCTACGCAGAAAAAACCTTTCCAACTAAAGCTAGACAATTCTTCATGTTGCTGATACTAAATCCTAAGAGTCCATTCATAAAAAATATGAATGAATTAGGTGAAGAGTTTTCTTTTGCATTGCAGGAGATAATACTAGACTACCCCGGAAGAAACAGTCAATGGTGGGCCGATATTAAAGGATTTAACGATCCTCTTTATCATACTGGCGTCATGGTTGAATCTGTTTCTCATAGATTGAAAAGAGGCACTTAATGTTTACAAGTAAATTTATCGGGTTTCAGTCAACAGGCAGCGTACCCCTCACTTTAAAGAGACCTAACGCAACAGGCGGTAGCTATATTGATGGTGTGTGGGTTGAAACAGCCTCCACGGATGTTGAAATTATAGTTAACATACAACCTGCTGGCTACAAAGAAACAATGATTCTTGAGTATGCCGATAGGTCTAAGAAGAAGGTTAAGGTCTATTCATCTGATGTAATCTTAAGTGAAGAAGAGAGTGAGAACGGCGCTGATGAGTTTGAATGGGAAGGTGACACCTACCGTGTCATGAAAGTTTTAAACTACAGCATGGGCATCCTGAACCACACAAAGGCAATAGCAGTTATGAAGGAGAAGATAAATGAACCTGTAT